ATCTTCTAGTTCTTCTGAAACAACGTCAAGTAGTAGTGATAGTGATGATTCAGATAATTCAACAGAAGAAGTAGTAGAGCAGAGAGGACGAGGAACTAAGAGGAATAGACCTAAAAATCCCGAAAGAGACCTTTCCCCCCCTTCACGTCATTTAGACGAACAACGCGGTCGTGGAACTAAGCGTTCAAGACCAAAAGCCCCGGAGAGAGATTTATCTCCACCCAGTAGACATGTTGCCACGCAAAGACATAAGAAAGGACAACGCAAACGTCCAGCCAATTCCCAAAGGGATATTGATAACTCGAAGGTGTCACCCAACCTTACGCCGCATCAGAAATATTTGAAGAAAATGTTGTCCCGTTCATCTTTCCAAATCAATGACGTTGTTGACGTCATTCCACAATCAATTGAAGGCTTGCCCGATATGAATGGATATGATGAATTTAAAAATCAAATTGGTGACATTCATAAGAAAATTTCAAAAAATGAATGTTGGACTGTTACCGCTCCTAATAAAGAAAGTGTTATTGATTTTAAAAATGCTACAGATAGAGATACCTGGCTTTGTTCACGTAGTAGATGTTATGGTCTTTTTACTGATGGTTACAATTTTGTGACTGTCGGTCATATCTACACTGATATGAAAAAGAAAAACCATAATATCTACGTTGCTTGTGACCAGTTTGGCAATAAAGTATTTAAAGCTACTTTGGTCAAACAGCTCGTGGATCAAAACCGTGACCTCTCTTTTTGGACCATTTTGGATCCCCAAATTAAAAAGATTCCCCAATTCAGTCATATTAGGAAATATTTCTGGTCAGAATTTAAAGATATCCCAGAATTTTCAGATTGTATTATGAAACGATATGCTGAAAATAAGTCGAAACAGTTTCTCTATGCAAATATGATGTATGAACCGGATGAGATTTCATCAACAATGGCTGACGGATCTCCGTACTCCCTTAGAGAGTATGGTATTAGTTGGTTTTCATTTTGCACACTAGCTTTGACATCTTACGGGGATTGTGGATTACCATATTATAATATATGTAACTCACTCCTTGGTAAGAAAGTAGTTGTATCCGGAATACATTGTATGGGCAATATTAGAGATACTGTTTCTACGGGTATTGCAGCAATTGTAACACAAAAAGACTTTAAATGTTTCGACCATTTTCAACCTCAAACTCAAGTAGATCAATGTAAATTTTGTACAGGCAATATGTATGTTGGTGACCCAACTTGTGAACCCATTTACCAAGACGGAGAAATAATTACACATAAAATTGTGTGGAGTAATGACCATCAGTCTTCTCCATTGAATATGTTTAGAGAAATTAAGTATTACCGAGATTGTGAACCTAGTTTTCGCGGAACTTTCAGAAAATCCCATGGTGAAATACAATCAGAGGAACACTCACATTTACATGCTATGCATGAAAAATTTTACGCGCCATTATATAATTCAGCAATAGACGTTTGGCATGAAGATTTATTTTCAACTACCGGAACTGAGTGTTTGCAAGCAACTTTCAATATTGGAAGTGTTCGAACTTTTGAAAAATGGTTTGAGAGGAATGATTGGATAACTGAATTTGTGTGCTACCTCGAGATTAGGGACTATGAAACCCGTAAGGGTAGAGTGGCCACTAAGCACCGTGTAGATATTGTAGTTACCAAGCATACTCTCACTCCTGAACAAAAACAAGAAAAGCTTAAAAACGTTCAAGTTCAACAGTTGGATGAATATTTCATGCCATCCGAGATTAGAGAAATAATAAAAGAAGCCGCCGAAAACGCAGATTTGCATGATGTTCCAATAAGCCCTCAGCAGGAAACCGTTCAACTTTTGGGCGGGTTTAGACGAAACCAATCACATATGCCTGAACAAGCTTTTAGAAAAATTCAATTTTCAGAACTTTGTAAAGTAAAACCAGGAAAATTTCCTTTTAATGTAAACCCTGAATTAGCCCCTGAAGAACAATATGACCAATTTGTAATTAGTAGATATGGTAATATGGACAGTAGAGTAACCCAAAGTGTCCAGTGGCAAGGAGTGCATAAGGCTCCTAATTTATTACTTATTAAACGTGTTAAAGAAATGTATTTAGTTCATCTTAAAAATATGTATTCTAATCTTAAAGAGCTATCAGATAAAGAGGTCCTTAGAGGTACGTATGGTACTGATATTGGTCTTAATTCACTTGAACTTAAGAAATCAATTGGCTTTTCACTTTCTTCAGTGTTTAAGGTTAACTCTAAGAGTGATGTTTTGTCTTGCGACGAACGTGGGGTGTATACATGGCTTGATAATCCAGCCGCCGTTTATGCACAACATTGGTATCGTGATGCGAAGCATGCTATTAGAAATAATCAACCAGTTCTAACTATTTATCTCGAGCTAGTCAAAATGGAAAAACTCAAACCAACAAAAAATTTCCTTGGTAGAATCTTTTGTGCAGCAGATTTAGTTTCAGTTCTTATTCAGCGTAAATTTCTTGGATCATTTGTGGCGCGCTCAACAGTGAAGGACCCAGTAGTTGGAGTTGGTTCTGATCCGTTTGTTGTGTTTCATGACATGGCTATCCAAGGGATTTATAAGAAAAATTGTTTTACAGCAGACTATAAGCGCTGGGACAAAACCGTAGCTAAGGTGCTGATTACATTGATGGGTGACATGTTAGACCAAGTCAACCCTGACATGCATTTTTCACTGGTGTTCAGAGATGTTTGGAATTCTGTTCATGTTTCAGGACATACGTTATTCCAGAAATCTCGCGGTATGCCTTCTGGTGCTGTAGTTACTGCAAATTTAAATTCAAAATTAAATGATTTAGCTCTTTTCTTTGCTTTTACTCATCTGTGTAGCTCTTTCTTAGGTAATGTTTCATATCAAGTATTTAACCAACTAGTCTATAGAAAATTTTACGGCGATGATGTATTTCTAGCCGTAGATGATAAAATTAAGCACCTATTTAATATGATAACAGTTCGCGACTTCTTAACACAACATTTAGGATTTGTTATGGATTCTTCAGAAAAGGATGGTGTCATAAAAGAATTTATGTTTTGGGAAGAATTGTCCTTTTGTTCAAGATACTTCCGTAAATTACAAGAGTATAATTTCTTTGTTGGTGCCCTTAAGAAAATTACAATCTCCTCCTGGCTTCACTGGGAGAAGAGATCTAGTGATCATTTAATTCTTGCAGCTCAACTTAATGTTGCTCTTTTTGAGGCAGCAGCCTGGGAAGAGGATTATTTTAATCAAATTAAGTTAGATGTGTTAACACTTCGTGAACATAACCATAAAATAGCCCCATATATACTCTTACTCCCATATTTAGAATATCAAGAAGAAATGTATAATCAAGGCGTGCGAGGACGTTTGATACGACAGATGCAGTCCCTTCTGGAAGCATCTGAAGAATGTGTGTCTGGTATGACAACCCAGACTAAATTAGATTGTAACAGTATAGTCGAGTGTGTACCCTCTATACAGATATTACAGTGCGAAATTAAAACGTGTTTAAACCTTTTATTTATTAACGAAAAAATAAATATAATGGGAAATACCCAAATTCCAATTAAAACTTTCATTGAAGCTGAAATTGAAGCAATGCAAGCGCAAGATAAGGACTACGTTTCCCTCTTGAATCTTATGGCTCAAGCAGGAGAAATTGATATGCCACGATATGATTTTGCTGCCCTCTCTGACGGCCAATGGGCTTGCTCATGTGTAACACGTCGTGTTACTATGTGTGCACCCTTAGTCGATGGAGTTGGAACAGGGAAGAGTAAAGTGGTAGCTAAAGAAGAAGCCGCCTACCAAGTTTACTTCAAATTGTCACTCAAGACGTCAGTCCAACAATTGCGTGATGCAGTTATGCAGAAACAGAAGCAACAAATGAATATGTCCCCAGCAGATCAAGTACCAGTCGTTAAGACTTCTGGCATTGATATGTCCCTTACAGCAGGCAGTCATATATTTTCTAATACTCAGTTCGCCCAGGGCGTTACTGATTTAAACCCAACCGCTTTTACTCTTAATAATATTGCCCAAACTGGAGCACCATTTGATATCAAAGACTCATGTTATCATATTTACCAGCAAGAGAAAACAACAACTATTACTGGTGCTATGTCCTTGGGTTCTGAAGTATTCAGATTGTCTCTAGATCCAGAACAAAGACCTGCAATTCACCGTCAATATATAAAAATGCACGAAGCTCATAATCCAGCAGTTGAATTTGGAGTTTTCGTCAACGGTACAGCTGGAGCTTTAGGGACACTTAAGATCGGATACGTCCGTGATATAAGTAAAGCTTCATATACCCTTGCCGAAATTCAACAAATTGCTTGTCAAGACGTTGCTCTTAGTCAGTCTTCTACAGTTTCTTTTGTCCTTCGTGACATTCGTCAAAAAGGATTGTATAGAAAGGTAGAAAAGGACGATGAGCCTTATCCAGGCATTGTGGCCTTAGTATCATCCCCTATTTCAAACGTTCAGCGTAATGACCTTGTATCTTATCCTATTCAAGTTTATTCTAGATTAAGTCCAGAATATCAGTTGGCAGTCCCAACAGCAATTAGTACGTCTCCTGATATTCCTAGTCGTATTTTGTTATCTAATTACTTAGTTGCTAGTACTTTTGATATAGCTATTAATGAAAATGCAATTACTAGTGCTCCTGATGCCACAGCTAGTTATCCAGATTGTGGTTGGAACACTGGTAGTTTCATTCCAGTATTTACCGATGATAATATTTGTGCTATTTCATGTTGCCATATGGTGAATTCTTATAGTGTTGCTTACTGGTCAGATGATCCTCAACCAACATTTAACCCTGTAAACGACCTTTTCTTAGCAAAAGGTTTTAAAGAAGGTGCAGCATCTGCTTTTCCTCCCGCACTGATTTGCTACGCCTTTGGCGAAGTGCCAACCAGTGTGGTGAAACAGATTGTTGTAGATCCAAACTTTGCTTTGAATACAATTTGCCCAGGAGCTACTATATATACCATACCAGAATTTATGATTACTTCCAGTACTATGAAACTTAAATGTTCCCAAATAGCAGTTTACGAGAAAGGAGTGATTTTAGCTTTTAAAACGCCATTTATTCATTGTTCCCAAGTTGATACAATTAATGTGTATACTTGCAACAGAGATGACTTTATTCAGGATGGTTTACCTTATTATTCTGTAATAGGTGCTGACTATCTTGATGATAAACCTAGACCAATGATGCTATGGTATGCCACAGATGTTAAATTTTTCTTTAATGTCTGTACATACGGTTGGCCACGAGGAGGAATTGTAATTGCAGGACCAGTAGAAGATTCCACTCAAACTATACATAATAGGCCAGCAGAGTTTATCAATAAACAATCTCCGTTGTATACTTATACATTTTTAGCTACAGGAAATAATACACCAACTTACGCAGCTCCTAGTGGGTTTAGTAGGTTGGATATTTTAAGACCAGGAACTTCATTAAATTCAGGAATGCCAGTAAATCCAATTCAAGCACCCGGAGTTGCTCGTTTAGTAAACACACTGGATTCTTACTTGAATACAGCAGGAGGCGACTGGATAGTCGGAACCTTCTACTTTGATTCACTATTATCAGAATTTCAGTTTGTTTACCGTAACGGAATATTCCTTGTGCGTTCTAGTTCTCAAAATTTAATTAGACTGTCACTTCAAGCTTCAAGTTGCTCTTTGGGAGATTTAACAGTAGTTACTAGTCCTTCAGCCGTACCATCTTTTGTACCTGGAAACTCATGGAAGAGCTGGACTTCGTCAAACTTGCGTTCTGTTGCCCGATTATATATGCAAGGACAACAACAACAAAGTATGGCGGGTCTAGCTGCTGTTAGTGGTCTCGGTAGTGGTTTATCAGCCTTTGGAGATATTATGGCACAACAATATGCCATGGACAATAATAATAAAAACCTTGCTTTAAACCGTCAGTTACAAATGAGGTTGCTCCTACAACAAGGAAAGAATCAACAAGAATTAGAGCAACGTCGTTTTCAAAATCAACTTCAATTAAAAGGATTGTCTTCCGAATCAGCACAAGCTGGTAATATGCAGACTTCCTTAAATTTGCCAAATCCTGAGGAGGGTGTTACCCAAAGCGATAAGCGCTTGCAGCAAGATGCTTTGGATAATACCCACTTTGGACCTAATGATCCTGCAATTCGGTCTGCAGCTAACCAAGCTCCTCGCTCGGGAAGTCACAGATTATTGGAGGCATCAAATTTAAATCCTGAAGCGCAAGAATTTGTTCCTGCTTCAGATAGGATGCAATCACCTTCAGTGGATGCATCCTCTTCACTTGTACCCCGGATAAACCAGGAAACCGATTCCTCTCGGCAGCACCTTGAGGAACCAATGTCGTCTTCTGAAAGTATAGTAGAAACTATTAATCCAAATATTAGTAGCCCTATTAGATATCCTATTAATCCTAAACCTATATTTAATCAAACTATTAATAATCAATCTAGTGTAAGGACTCTTGGACCAGATACAGCAGTGTCTTATCATGTTGGGAATGATAATGTCACTTTTGCACCTGGCGTCCCATCTAGTTCAAGCTCTTCGGCCTGAGTTTGAAGCTAGTAAAGGAGTGTATTTTAATCAACTATATTTTAAAGGGATCAGTATAAGAAACAG